CAAGGTCAAGGCTCCGAAAGCGCCTGTACTGGAAGCCGCCGCGATGATGCCGACACTGGTTCGCGCGCTGCGCGCCTGCGGCATCGATAAGAACGCAGCCGCCATCGGCGCCAACCAGATCGCCACTGCGCAAACTGGTGTGAACCTTCTGGCCATGGCAGGCCACTCGCACTTACCAACACCGACCCAAGAGATCTGCTACACGCCGACCGAACTGGGTAAGCGCTTCTGCCAAAGCGCAATCACATTCAACCGCCGCCTGGCTGACGCCGGCCTGCAAGAGAGCGTTGGCGGCCACTGGGTTCCGACCGAGAAAGGCAGAAGGCACGCTGTCGTGCTCGATACCGGCAAGGCGCACGGCAGCGGCACGCCGATCCAGCAAGTGAAGTGGGTTGATTCCGTTTTGGCAGAGATCGCTTTGTGAATTCGGGATGCCGCGCCCCGTCGCGCGCGGCGACACAGAAGATGGAGAACCCTATGTCAGTAGCAGTAGCAGCCCAACCAGGCGCACCAGCATTCCTCGACACACTGATCGATAAGCTGAAATTGAAGAACGACGCCGCCCTGGCGCGCGCCTTCGAAGTCGCACCACCGGTGATCAGCAAGATCCGCCACCGCAAGCTGCCGTTCGGCGACAGCATGATCCTGAAGGCGCACGAGAAGTTCAACTTCGCGGTCGCCGATATCCGCGCTGGCCTGGCCGGGAAGGCGCAGTAATCAATGACGCAGCAGGAAAAGAAAGAGCAGGGCGCCGAGCCGTTGCCTACCGAACCCGGTCATGTGATGGCGCGAGAACACTACGAGCGCCTGGCGCGCGAAGCAGCGGCAGACCAGCAGAAATAGAAAAAGCCGCGTTGGCGCGCGGCTTTCGGAACAACCATCCCTACGAGGACTCAATGCGAAATATAACACAAACGGAACCGGCGCCGGAGCATACCGGCACGCCGGCGGAGAAAGCCGTCCGCACCTTGGTCGATTGGCGCCACAAGGACCGCGCGCACATCGCTAATAAAGCTGACCGCGACGCCCAGCGCGCCGAGTACCGTGCGCGCCAGGATCTGCGCGGCGCCGCCGACAACCTGAATGAGAAGGCGGGGCAACCATGACGACCGCCGCTCTCCCAGCCAAGGGCACTCGCTCGCACACGCTGCTGGTCGTGCTGCAGCAGGGGCCGGGCACCTTCTATCAGGTCTGCGAGCGCGCCGGCTTCGATATCGAGGACACGCGTCTGGAATATGCGCTGCGCAAGATCTTTGATCGACTCATCGGCGGCAACGCCCGTGTGGTCGGCATCATTTATCACCTCACCGATGACGCGCGCCGCGCGCTGGAACCGGTCGCTGCAACAGCTCCGCCATACGTCGGCCAGGTCGCCGGCCCGGCATATCGCGGCACGCCGCATCTGATGCCAGTCACTATTGCGCGCCGCGCGGCCGGAGCGCGAGCATGAAGCGGTCAATCAAACATTCTGTCGATCCACTCGTGTGCCACTCGGACCGCCTCAGCGCCGGTGAAGCACGGATTAATTGGGCGCCAGTCCGGCAGACGCCTTTCCTCTCGCAGGATATTGATGACGCGGACGCCCCATATGCCAGCAAGAACATCCTTCTCGGCAATGATGACCATTGCCCAGCCGTTAATCTTTACTACCTCTCGCACGGCTCTCATGGTGACCCTTCGACACCACGCTACCGTAACACGCGAGTAACCTATCTCGCCGTTCCCTTGGCGACCGCGCTTCGGCTCACTGCTTATATTCGATCGCGCTACGTAGTCGTTGCTACTGCGCGCGCAAATGTGAAAGTCATTTCCGCCCAAGCCCTGCCCGCAGCCATTGCGGCGACGCCGGTTGCGTGCCGATCTTCCGAATACCAATCCGGCAACGATTCGCTTGGTGATGATATAGCTCGCGCGCTTATTTGCCAGGCGCCGCCGAGGACGCATTTGTTGGCGACAAGTGTGGCCGTCCACTCCCCAATCAACACCGTTTCGCGAATTCTTAACATGGTAGCCAGCCTGTTTGTACTGGATAATCTTATCATATCTACACACATTGGTTGTGGTCTTAACGCCATTGTTTCCTCGCGCGAGGTGTCGACGTGAAGCGTGACGATTTCAACTTCGATCTGCCGCTAGGCGACGTCGCTGCGCTGATGGCCGCGCCGGTACCAGCATCACGGCCGGCCGCGCGCCGGGCACCGCGCCGCGTAAAGTGCGACTTGCTGACGCCGCAACTGGACCTGGGCCACGAGCTGATCATCGACAACTTCGCCGGCGGCGGAGGGACCAGTACTGGGCTGGAAGAAGCTTTCGGCCGTCCAGTCGATGTCGCCATCAACCACGATCCCGAGGCGCTGGCCCTGCATGCCATGAATCATCCGCACACGAAGCACTTGTGTGAAAGCGTGTGGGACGTGGATCCGATCAAGGTGACGAACAACCAGCCGGTCGGTCTGGTCTGGCTGTCGCCGGATTGCAAACACTTTAGCAAGGCGAAGGGTGGCACACCGGTTGCGAAAAACATTCGCGGTCTGGCGTGGGTGACGCTTCGCTGGGCGGCGAAGTGCAAGCCGCGCGTGATCATGCTGGAAAACGTCGAGGAGTTTAAAACTTGGGGTCCGCTGCTGGTGGACGCCGAGGGTAACTTCCGTCCGGATCCGGCGAAGAAGGGCAAAACCTTCGAGAGCTTCCTCCGCCAGCTGCGAGGCCATGGCTACACGGTCGACCACAAGGAACTTCGCGCAAGCGACTTCGACACGCCGACCATCCGGAAGCGCTTCTTCCTGGTGGCGCGCCGCGACGGCCTTCCAATCCGCTGGCCAGCGCCGACCAATGGCGCCCCAACTTCCGCCGGCGTGCTGGCTGGGAATCTGGCACCGTGGCGCACGGCCGCCGAATGCATCGACTGGTCTATTCCTTGCCCATCGATCTTCGAACGCAAGCGCCCACTGGCCGATGCCACGCTCCGCCGTATCGCCAAGGGCATTCAGCGCTACGTGGTGGATGCGGAAACGCCGTTCATTATCGGGCAGGGCGGCCCAATCTATTCCGGCAAGCCAGTGTCTGCCGATCAGCCATTCGGCACGCTGACAACCGAAAACCACCGTGCCCTCGTCGTGCCGAGCATCGTGCCGGTGACGCACCAGGGAAGCGACCGTAGCGAATCAGTGCACGAGCCGTTCCGCACGATCACCAGCGCGCAGCGCGGCGAGAAGGCGCTGGCCGTCGCAACCATGGTTAAAACCGGCTACGGCGAGCGCGCGGCCAAGTATCACTGCGCTGCGTGCGGTGATGATTTCGAAGATAAACACGCCACGGGTGCTGGTGGGCTGGCGCCGGCCGAATGCCCAATCTGCGGCGAGGAACACCGGATCACCCAAACGGTCTTCGCACAGGCGCCGCGCGCGTTGGATATCGAGAAGCCATTGGGCACGGTCGTCGCTGGCGCCAGCAAGGCGGCGCTGGTGACCGCCTTCCTAAACGAGCACGCCAATTCCAGCAATCAGCGCACGATGCCAGCTGACGAGCCGCTGCGCACGATCTGCGCACAGGTCAGAGGCGGTCACTTCAGCATGGTGTCGGCCGAGCTGGCGCCGTTCGTCATGACCAACACCACCGGCCACACAGGTGCTCAGGTTGGTGCTCCGGTGCCTACAGTTACGGCTGCAGGAAATCAGGCGCTGGTGACGGCCCACATCACCAAGTTCCGCACCGGCGCCACCGGCAGCGACATGAACGACCCGGTACCGACGATTACGGCCGGGCCAAAGGAAAACCCGGCTGGCGCACCTCACGCGCTGGGTATCGTGACGGCGCACATCGAGGCGATGTATTCGCAGAAGGGTGACGAATCACGCGGCCAGGATGCGCGTGAGCCTATCAAGACTGTCACTGCCAGTGCCCGGCATGCGGTGATGACCAGCAGCCTCGTCAAGCTGCGCGGCACCAGCAGCACCGCCGGGATGGACGAGCCGCTGCACACGGTCAGCGCCGGCGGCCAACACCACGCAGAGGTGCGTGCTTTCCTGGTGAAGTACTACGGCACTGACCAGGATCCGCGCCTCGAAGAACCGCTACACACGGTCACCACCAAAGATCGCTACGGCCTGGTGACGATTGAAGGCGTGGACTACCAGATTGTCGATATCGGCCTGCGGATGCTTGAGCCTGCGGAGCTGTATCGTGCCCAAGGCTTCCCAGCCAGCTACGTGATTCGCGAAATCCCTGACCCGAAGCTGCTGTTCAAGGACGGCCACCAAGCCGACGGGAATCCTCTGGCGCTGCCGCGTGTGCCTCTGACCAAGTCAGCACAGGTCCGCATGTGCGGCAACAGCGTCTGTCCACCGATGGCCCGTGCGCTGATCCAGGCGAACTTCACGCACGAGCGTGAGATGGGGACGGTGGCTGCGTGACGCTTCACTTGGCGAAAAATCCAACGCCGGCACAGTTTGGGAATGCACTAACCAAGTTGGTGCAACCCGATTTTGAACGCATTCGTTTGCATCTCAACCCCATCAACGTGAATATTAAGAGTCTGGGTAAATTGGTCGAGAGAACCATGCAGCGCTTCCCAATCGTCGGGGATGATGGTTTTCAGGGCGCTGTCTATGGTGCTTATGGTCAATTGCAGCGCATGAGTCAAATCATACGATCCAAGTTCATGGGCCGGAACTGCAACCAGCACCCGCTTAACTTCGCTCAACTCGTCGGTACACACTTTCAATATCACCTCCATTGCCGCCGGATGTCCTTCCTGGAACGTAACAGTGATGATATCTCGCGAATTCTTCATGCGATCCAAAGCGTATTTGAGAAGTGCGGCAACGGATTCACCGCGGCGTCGAAGTGTTTTTATGTCCGACTCTGCGACCAGCTTTATCGCGGCTTTGCTTTGGCCATGCATAACAAAAATAGCTATGCCCAAAGCCGCAATAGAACCGATTGCCTGAATCGATGCAGACCAATCGCCTCGTTCAAATTTGAAATGCAGACCGAGTTTCACGTATGCCGCGATAACAGCCGCGCCAATGACCAGCAACAGAACACGTTTAAAAGTTTCCATAAAGGAATCATAGCATGATATACGACCTCTCCCGCATAGAGCGCCAGCACCGCGCCATATCCACCGAAAAGCCAGCGCCGGTACTCGAATCGAAGCGCTGCGCCTGCGGCAAAGCGGCGCCGGCCAAGGTGCTGACCCAATACGGCAAATGCCACGGCTGCCAACTGGCTGACCGCATCGCCACGCTGCACGACGGCGACCTGGATATCCTGCGCCACATGGTCGGCGCCACGCCGCACCATCCGCGCGCACGCTGGGGCTTTCGCAATGAATATCTGGTGAACCGCCGCGATGTCGGCGCCATGATGCGGCTGCTGAGCATCGGTTTCGTGCGCACCGGGAATTCTCTGCTCAAGCACCTGATGTACTTCCACGCCACAGACCTGGGTTGCCGCGTGGCCGGCCTGGATGCGAAGCGAGCACGTGTGGCCGTATCACAAGGAGCTCGCTCGTGACGACAAAGCAAAAAATCTATCTGGAAGCCAGGTTAAAGAAAGCCTTGCCCTTCGAGAAACGACAAACACTGGTCGTGCGCGCTTTCCAGGAACTCGATTGCTGCTTCAATTTGATCGGCCGCATCGCGGTTAAAAATGTTCATTTCTTGAAGGTCCCAGTCGAACTGCGGTTCAGTAATCATCTCTTGGGCAAATGCGAACAGCCAAGTCCTCGACATAGCGAGTTTAGCGGCAGGTCGACCCGGTATAGACAGCAGCGGGGCAAGCATGTCAACGTCCCAAAAGATGGGTTTTTTGATTCGCTCTGCCCATACATTCCACGGAGGGAATTTGCCGTCGTCCTGAATCGGAAGGCGCAATTCAGCCACCACGCTGCGCAGTTTTTCGATGCAGGCTGCAACGTTGGTGGTGATTGCGGCGGCACCGAGAATTGCTGCATCGATAGCGATTGCTTCCTGTCGCCTAACGTCGCTGCGCGCGATCCAGATAGCGCCAAAAAGAGTGCCAACTGTTCCGACAGCGCCAACCCATGTGCCCCAATCGGAAGCACTCATCGGTTTCCAGCCATGGTGGTCGAACCCAGCGACAATGCCGCCATGCACCGCGATCAACATAGCGATAGCAAGCAGTACCAAGAGCGCACGCTGAAGGATGAGCATGAATTTCCTTATCAAAAGGAAATCTTAGCATGATGCGCCGCTCTCCTATGAAACCCAGCACCGCGCCGATGAAGCGCACCGCATTTGTACGCGCCGAACGCATTGAGGCGCGCGAGGTGACTAAGACCGTCTCTAAGCTTTCCCGTTCACGCGGCTTCAAGAACAAAGGCCTAAAGATGACGCCGATCCGGAAGGCGGCGCGCGACCAGGACTGCACCGTCGTCCTGCCGCGAGTCTGCAACCGCGACTCGGCCACAACCTGCCTCTGCCATAGCAACGAACTGGTGGACGGGAAGGGTATGGGCCTGAAGGCGCCGGACACGGCTGCAGCCTTTGGATGCAGCGCGTGCCACGACGTACTGGACGGCCGCCGGCCGCGCCCGGCATGGCTGACCAAGGACCAAGTGCTGGCGGCATTTCGCGCCGGCATCGAGCGGACCCATCAAATTTTGCGCGCGAAGGGACTGATTGAATGATGCAACGACGCTTGCAAGCGCTGGGCCGACTAAAGGTCGGCGCCATGAACAAAACGGAGGCGGCCTATGCCGCGCTACTGGACCGCCGCCGGGCCTCCGGCGAGATCCTCTGGTTCAAGTTCGAGGGTCTGAAGTTCCGCCTGGCGGACAACACGTTCTACACGCCCGACTTTGCGGTGATGCTCGCCGATGGCGCACTGGAGGCGCACGAGGTCAAAGGCGTATGGCAAGACGACGCGCGCGCGAAGATCAAGATCGCCGCCGACATGTACCCGCTCCGCTTCCTGGCGATTAGGGCGGACCGCAAGGTGGCCGGCGGCTGGGCTATCGAAGAATTTTAACAACACAACAAATACGGACAAGACATGAGCGCATTTAGCCCTGAAGAACAGGAGCAGATCGCCGCTGCGGCATACACGCTGCACTCCGGCGACTGCATCGAAGTGATGAAAACCCTCCCGGACAACAGCGTCGACTCAGTCGTCACCGACCCGCCATACGGCATTCGGTTCATGGGGAAGGCATGGGATGGTGCAGACATCGAGGCACGTGCCGACCGCCGCCGCAGTTTCGCCAGCCATGCGCCAGACGCTGGACCGAACGGCGGCCATAAGTCGATCGCAGTCGAGGCCGGCAAGTACGACTTGGCGCCAGCAGCGATGCGAGCGTTCCAGGAATTCAGCGAGGAATGGGCGCGCGAGGCCTTCCGGGTGCTGAAGCCAGGCGGCCACCTGCTTTCGTTCTCGTCACCCCGGACGTTTCATCGCATGGCTTGCGGCATCGAGGACGCCGGCTTCGAGATCCGGGATCAGATCATGTGGGTTTTCGGTTCCGGCTTCCCGAAGTCGTTGAACGTAGCGAAGGCCATTGAATCCGGCACCGGCCGGCCGAAGGACATCCGTCGTATGCAGATGGGCGACGACTACACCCCGTCGGGGCGCGGGCCGGCGGATTACGACTACCCGGGCCAGGAGACGATGAACGGCACCACTGCGCCCTGGGTTCCATTCTCTGCGGCGGCCAAGGAGTGGGTGGGATGGGGCACCGCACTGAAGCCGGCGCATGAGCCGATCTGCGTGGCGCGCAAGCCGCTGGTCGGTACAGTGGCCGCCAACGTGCTGGCGCACGGTACCGGAGCGCTGAACATCGATGGCTGTCGCGTCCATCCGGCCGGGGAAAGCCGCTCAAGGGCAGCTGAGTCGGCAAGCGCTCGGTTGCAATCTGGATCGACCAGTATTGCAGCGACTGCTGGCGCATTTCGTAGCGGTGGTCCTGCAGGCCGCTGGCCAGCCAACTTGATCCACGACGGCAGCGACGAGGTGGGCGCGCTTTTCCCGGAGTCGACCAGCGGCGCTATGAAGGCCGGAACCCAGCGCGCCGCGCAAGATGGACCCGGCAGCGTTTGTTACGGGACATACGTTGGTAACGCGACATCCACCCCGATCGCGGCGAGTGCTGGTAGCTCAGCCCGATTCTTTTACTGCGCCAAGGCCAGCCGCCAGGATCGCAATGAAGGTTTGCCAAGCAGTGCAGAGCCAGCAGTGGCCACTGATGCCACTATGCGCGCCTGCGAAGACGCCAACTGGACGAAGCGCAATGGCAACCACCACCCGACGGTCAAACCCACGGATCTGATGGCCTACCTGGTGCGATTGGTGACGGCGACTGGCGGCACGGTGCTCGATCCCTTCATGGGCAGCGGAAGCACCGGAAAAGCATGCATGCGCGAGGGGATGCAATTCATCGGCATAGAAATGGAACCCGACTATCTGAAAATCGCTGAGGCGCGAGTGAAATATGAGATTAATGCGGCGGCCCGCCGCGCGGAAGAGGCCGCGTTAGTGGCGAAAGCCGCGTCGCAGCAGAAAACGATTTTTGAATTGGATGGAATATGACGCGCCTAAAAGCACTTACCGATGGCCAGGTTCGCGCGATCCACGGTTCTTGCGCCGCAACCTTTGGCTACAACTTAAAAAATATTTTCTGACAAATTCTCATAGGGGAGGAGCTCGCTTTTGCGGTGGACAATGCCGCAAATTGTTGGCCGCCTGTGGATAACATTTTCTGGCCGAGCTAATAATAGCTCGGTTCGAACTAACTAGGAATCAAGATGGCAACGAAGCGCAAAGCAATGAGTAAGAAAACCCGCTTTGAGGTATTCAAACGCGACTCTTTTAAATGCCAATACTGCGGGAAATGCGCTCCAGACGTGATCCTTAACGTGGATCACATCAGCCCAGTTAGCAAGGGTGGGGACAACGAGATACTGAATGTGATCACAGCCTGCGAGGACTGCAACGGCGGCAAAAGCGATCGCCTTTTATCGGACGACTCGGTTATGGCAAGGCAACGGGCGCAGCTGGAAGAGTTGACGAGCGCCGTGAACAGCTCGAACAGATGCTCGCGTGGCGCGATGGCCTG